GATAGACCGTATTCGTCGGCGTTGGAGTCGGTGTGGCTGGCGTAGCCGTATTCGTCGGCGTTGGAGTCGGTGTGGCTGGCGTAGCCGTATTCGTCGGCGTTGGAGTCGGTGTGGCTGGCGTAGCCGTATTCGTCGGCGTTGGAGTCGGTGTATGAGCAGTCTGTATTGGAATAACAATACGATTTCCACATTTTCCAAGCGAAGTTATAGTTACATGAGTAGCGCAACTACTTACTGAAATCACCTTACCAGCCAAAAGCTCTTGTTTGGAAACTAAGCCGGGATTTGCTAATCCAACATCAGGAGTTATAGAAAAATTAGGACCAAGCCCTTCGCCTATTCCGGCATTTAATGTTAATAAAATATCCATTATATTATTTCAATATATACACAAGAGTTTTTATATTCGAGATAAAGAAATAGACGATTCTATTGAACAAAATGAATCACTTAATTGTTCAGCAGAACCACCGTTATATTCACAATCGCAAAATACTATATCAGTTATATCTCCTGTAACTGACAAACTTCCCCTTAAATAGCTTGTTGTTTTTTTAGAATCTAAAATTTGTAAATCGTAACTATATTTACCTGGAAGCATTCCCATCTTGCATCCAATTTTTTGTTTTAAAACAATAGAAAAATCATCCGGTCTATCTATAGTACCATCTAATGTAGACCAACTTAAAACTACAGCACAATTTTTTTTATTTTTTACATGCAAATTTATTTGAGACCCAATAAATGGAATATAATTTCCATTGGCATCTTTTATTTTTAATAAGATCGGACCATAATCATCTCCTCTATAAGCATCTGGTAAATCATAAATAGCTGGAATCATAGACTTTTACATTATTAAAATAATTTATAAAATATAAACGAACTTAATAGTTTACACATTTAATATCAATAAAATCTATCTAAAAAAAGATTTGTTTAATAAAAAAGAAAAGCCCCGATAAACGGGGCTTGTCTTTGATTTTAATTTTAGTCTTTTATTAGACGATGATGCCAGCAACTGCTCTAGCATCAAGAGCAACGCGACCTTCTTCAAGTCCGCCATAAAAGCCAACTTTACCAGAGCGAGCCAAAAACTGGTCATCTGGACGAAGGTTGAAGCTTCCGCCGGTTTCAGCATTAACAGCCAACGTGCGAACAAAGGCTCTACGCGAACGATCAATACCAACAAGGATTTGATCAGCCGCTTCAAAAACTTTGCCCTGCGTTCCGTCTGGCTTAGTATAAACCTTAGTCCCAGCGATCTCGTCAAATAACACATTGTATTTACGACCAACGCCAAGCTCAAGAAGTTCATGAAGAGTAACTCCAAAGATTTCACTCATGCCAGCGGCGCTATAAATACGCTCACGCTGAGAATCGGTAAGTGGAATAGAAGTAAGACCAGCGTCGGCTTGCTTTGTATTTACCGGATTGTAAGCAAAACCTCTAACTTGCTCCATGATTTCTGGCGAAACATAAAGATCAGTTAAACCTCTTCCTTCGTTCCCAATTGGAGAAGAATAGTTATAAGAAGCATTTAATCTCTTTAAAAGAGTCATTGCTTTATTCACATCCTCAAGAAGGAAGGAGCGGTTGGGTGTAGCAGAGCTGAGATATCCTTGGGCTCTAAAAACGTGGTTAGTAAGAGTACCAGCCGCGTCAGTTTTTGACTGAGCGTCAGCAAGCATCTTAAGAACAACGTACCAAGCATTTCTTTCCTGCTTAATAAGAACGTCATTAGAAAGTCTCTCAAGACCTCTAGCAACAACGTCTAAGCGACATTTACGCACATAGCGCTTATCAAAGCTAATAGCAGAATCAAGAGGATAGGTAGAAACCTTGATCTCTTGAAAGCTGCCAATCTGCTGAGTTGGAAGACCGCCGGCAACTGTTTGCTGCCAAACAGAAAATGTGCCCTCTGGCTCGCCATAATAAAGATCAACAGGAATTGATGGAGAATCATCTTCATCGTAGCTCATGTCCTCATAAATAGCAGCAGCGGTGCCAGCCTGTAAAAGCACTTCTTGGATAACTGGAGCAATAAAAGCGGCAAAAGCGTCTTGAGCCTCAAGAGCTTGAACTTTGTTAGTCGAACCCATGGCTTTAACTAGCTCAACCTGCTCTGGTGTTTTTTCAAATTTGATTTTCATATTTTTATTATATTTTCTAAATTTTAATTTTTTATATTAAAGCTTGATGTCAATTAATACAAAGCCGTTTGGATCTTTTGGACCAAGGGCTTTTGCGACTGTCAATGCAGCATCATTTGTGGTTTGAAGCTCTCCATTAGCAGCAATTGCAAGACCACTGCCAAAAGCAGGTGTACCAGCGACGCCGCTATAGAGGAACAATCCACGTTTTACGACAGGAACAGCCTGACCACTGATTACTACATCGCGCTCAGCAGCTTTACGGGGTTCGAATTTTAATGGATAGCCATTTTCGTCAACGCTTCTCACGTCTTTAAGCGTCATACCAAGAACTCTAGCTGCAGGAGTATTAGCAGCAGCAGGAGCAACTTTACTTGCAATGTCGAATCTAGATGATACAGTTCCATTGATGAAACTATCATTACTGAAATCAGGTGTCTTAGTAAGGTCAAATCCGCTACCGACAGCAGTAACGAAAGTGCCCTTGTTAGCCTCACCCGAAAGAGCGAAAAGGTTGATAACCTCATGCTCATCATAATCTCTGAAAGGTCTAATTGTAGCCATATTTTTATTTATTTGTTATTTGTTAAGTTTGTTTGTTTATTATTTGTTTTCTACTTTGATAGTGTTACTATTGAAAGCTTTGGCAAATTTCTGCCTAAGCGAATCCTCGGCAACTGCACCATTTGGAAGAGCAACTTCCTCAGCCTCAGCTTTTTCAAGCATATTAGCGATTTCTTGCTCTTTTTCTTGCTCTGAAGCAATTGCCTCAGCAGATTCTTTTTCTTCAACGGAGGCGGCTTTAGTTTCTTCTTTTTCTTTATTTTTTTCCTCAGCCTCTTTTTTCTCCATCATTAATTTTTTGTTTTTGCTTTTGGCAAAAACATTAAAAGCTTTATACCACTTGTCGAAAGCTTCTTGATCTAAATCTTTAATTTGCTCACCAATAACTTGGCGCTCTTCGTCGTCCAAAGAAAATTCTTCGTCTAAAGTGGTCATTCTATTCTGGAATGACTCTTCTTTTTCGCGAGCTTCGGCTTCGACTCTAATTTTTTCGAGTTCAGCTTTTAACTGTTCGCCAGTTTGTTTCAACTCTTCAAGTTGAGCTTCAAGTTCAGCTTTTGTTTTCTCCGCTTCTGCGACAAGCTTATCTTTAGCTTCTTGCGCTTCGGCAAATTTTTCTCCAGCCTTCTTAATCTCCTCTTCAAACAGCGAGCGAATATCAGTAGCGCAAATCTGTTTCAAAGAGTCATCAGTTAAATCTTGAATTGACTTTATAAGCATTTTATTATTTTCCTTTTTATTTATTTCTTTTTCAAAAGAGTTAGATGCAGCAGCTAAGTTATCCGTGTCTAATTTATTTGAAATTATATTTGTTTCTACAAGTTTTTCTTCTAATTGGGAACTTTCTGCAACTTCTTTTGTGTTAGATGCAACATCCTCGCTAACTTCTTGTTTATCTTCTAAATCATCGGACCCAAAAACTTTCACTCCTTTTACGTCAGCCGCAGGATTGTTTGTGAAACCAATCCCAAGAGGTAAAACTTCTCCGACTAAGTTGATATAAACCGGCTGTCCATCATCAGCCAAGCCATTTCCGCCAAAATGCATTAATTTGTTTTTCATTTCAGAAACGGCATTTTCGTCTGAAATAATAGAGGCTTCAGACAAGTTTAAAGAGCCTTTGGCAATATTAAAATTTTTAAATCCCATCTCCCAACTTGTGGAGATAGTCAAATAAGATTCCGAAGACGGGTCAGAAGAAGCTTCTAATTTTTCGGCAAACTCTTCATTAACAACTCTCCACACAAAACCACTTAAGACAACATTGAAAGGCTCTTTTTTATCTTTAACTTCTTCTAATGACAAAGGCTTATCGGTTCCGTATTCGCTAAATCCATAGCTCGTAATCAAACCCGCAACATTTTTTCTTTTATGCTCAATGTTCATCGGCTTAAACTTAAAGTTTTCAACAGATGATAAAGCTACGTCAGTAGAAATAACTTGACCGTTTTTATTAGCCCTATTTACAACAAAAGCATTGAAAGCAACGCCAATCAAATCATAGTTTTTTTCCAAATCAATTGATGAATCTAAAAAAGGTTTTAATGAATCTATGCCAGCCTTTGCAACAGTAAGATCTTTCTCTTCAGGTAAAAAGATCTTAACGGGTTCAGATGCGAAAATAGTTTGAAACGGAAACTCTATTTTTGCCGACGGTCTATATTCTTCTGCAATAAGGTCGCTGACCCAGATATAAGAATTTTCAAATTTTGGCATGATAAAAAATAAATTATTTTTATTGTAATTCAAATTTACACAATTATATAAAAAATGTCACAAATAATTTTATATATCAAATACAAGACTCCACAAGAAGAGCTTCTGCCTCTCGTCTCTCAATAAGTCCTTCAAGATTCTTACCTCGCCATATTCTTTTCATGTGGCGAATTTCATCCGCTATTTTCCTATAATCTTTTTTAGGAATAAGAACTTTTATATTTCTCATTTCCAATCTTTTTTCGCCAACTAAACTAGTTCCTCTATTAAAAACCAAAGACACAATCGCGCCATAAGCATCAGGGCATAACTCAGACAATCCAGGAAATGTTTTTTCAGCTAGTTGTGTAAACTTAGTCCACGTAAGCGATTCAAAAATTTTCAAAGCCTTTTCCCAGCTAACGCTGATACCTGCACCTCTTAATTTTTTTGTATATTCTCTGCCTTTTTCAGAAGTTTTCCCTACTGCTCCCTTTACTAGTTCGATTTCTTCTTTTTTTAGAAAATTAAAAATATTAGCTAATTCATTTTCTGAATAGTAAGCGCAATCTATTCCAATCCCAATAGTTGGACCAGACGCTCCACCAGGCCAGGTAAACTTAGAAAGATATTTTTCATAATAATTTTCTCCGCCGCCGACTTCATATTTTAATAACAAGTCTAGAGTTTTCTGAGACGGTTTAGACGAGTTCATAATCATCTTCCTTTGCGTTAGTTTGAATAACAGTTACCGAATTAATTGTCTCATTTGCGCTTTCTATAGCCGCTCTTGAACTGCTTCCGTATTTGAGATCTACGGCAGCTTGAGCGCCCACATAAGAAGCAATAATAATTGCTAAAATTTCAATGGTTTTTGAAAACACAGTAACAAAGCCGCTTATAAATTCTGGCTTCTGTGGAATAAAAAACATAATACCCAAGCTAGCAAAATAAAAAAACGCAAGGATTAAAACCGAAGTAAAAACAATATAAAATTTACTCGAAGCCATATGATTAATGGCTCGCATTTTTTCGATATCCTCAATAGGAGTATTGGGCGGAGCCATGTGTCCGCTCAAATAAGAAACTAATGAAATCGCTGTATTTTTAATAGCTTGTATCATAATATATTATTATGCGCTATTACTTTTTTTCAATAGAAACTATTGCTACATAGCCAGATAGCAATTTAGCTTCTCCCTCTAATTCTTTATAAAGCTCGTCAGATAATCTTCCGTCAATATGATTAAAATCAATACCCAAAATAGCAATAAAATCTCCCTCAAGACAAATTATAGGAAACATATAAGACCTATGAACGCCTCTATGCAGCCAAAAATCTTTAAATGCATTTTCATGCGAGCCATCTGTCTCAACGATCACTCCCGACTGAGTTTCATTCATTTCCGTTAATACGTTACTAAAAAAAGATATTGGCAAATTCTGAAGCTTCATTAAATCTGTAGAAATTCCAGGCTTTGTTGACTCAAAAGTAGCCGACAGCTTCTTCATGCTTTTATTCCCTGGGTAAAAATTACCACCATTATGAAACTGAGCTATCCAAACTCTATCAAGGTCATACTTGCTTTGTAAAACATTAAGAGTAGAATTAATTTTTTGTTGAACGCTAATAGTAATGTTAAAATCGTCGCGTCTTTTACTTCTATCTTTTTCTTTTCTTAAATTCAATAAGTGCTTTGCGTAAAGAAGAACCATCGGACCAACTATGCCTGTTAAAAAAGCCACCAAAACAGGAACCATTTCTGAATGAAGAATTGAAAAAGCCAACATACTTATATTTTATAAAACGTATTTTATTTTATATTAAATACATTCTATATTTAAAAAATAGACCCAATTATAAAACCAAAAATAAACCCCAATCCGAAAAGGCATTGCGCTGGATACTTGCTTATTAAATTATTAATTTTTTCAATAAAAAATTCTATCTTAGTCTGTGATTTCATATTAGAGTATTCCTTTTATTCTTAAGTAAGTTGCAGCGCCTATTACCAATAATAATACGACGATAATTATATTTCTTTGTAAGATAGCCAGATCTTTTTCGACAAGTTTCTTCTGCATCATGTTCAAGTCTTTAATCATTTTGTCATTATACTCCATTTGTCGAATCAATTCTTGGTCTACTTGATCTCTAACTTCTGTTAAATTCTCAAAATCTTTTTTAATTTGAGCAAAAGTCTCTTTATCTTTCAAAAGCTCTTCGTATTCTGCTGAGCTAACAACAACCACAGTATCGCCTTTATATTTTTCAGGTATAACTAAAACCCTTTGCTTATTAATATATTCTGGAGAGTTCTTACTTTGAGAAGAAATTACCGGAATAGTTTTTTTATAAACCGGAGGAATTTCTACTCTTTTTTTTGGCGGCTTAACTAAGCGGGTTGCCTCAGCTGAGTATTTGTCAGCTAAATCAATACGAGCTTCATCAAGAGAATCTTTTGTTGCATAAATTGTTCTAGACAAAGCTTGAGATTGCTTTTCTGTATAAATAGTACAAGCAGAAACAAACACGCAAAAAGAAAACAATAGCAATGCCCTCATGCTTATGTTTACACTTTTTTAAATCAAAATCCCACTCTTTAATCTATTTATAGACCTTCTCATTAAAGCCATTTCCATAAATTGGCATTCGTCTGGTCGGATAGACCATATTTCTCCAGATGGAATAGTTTTCCCATTTGGGTCAATATAAGAATCCCATTTATCATAACATAACATTCCTATTTCAAATGCGTTTAGTCCATGATTTTGAAATTTTTCATGAATATCTTGAGCAATAAGCCCAACATGCCATCTAGCGCCCGATATTCCCTTTTGAGCCGCCGCATCTTTGAATTTATATCTTGCATAATCTACCTCTTGCCAGGCGTCTAGCCAAGAATCTGGAATTTCGGAAATTTCTGTTTTTAAATTGAAATCCGATGTATTAACCGTAGCGGCAGATATATATAGATCCTTCCATCTCACGGCAGAAGTTCCCAAGTCTTTTACGGCAGTAGCAACAGGGCTAAGATTGCTGCTACTCATGTTATAAACAGCAGTCCCAGCCGGAAATTCAAAACTTATATTATTCAGAGATGTAAAAGTGCCTATTCTCAAATTAGAGTTACTTGTTGCGCCTAATAAGTTGCCAGAAAAAGATCCCGCCTCGAAGGACAGCGCGTGAACTGAGCCTGCGGAAGGATTAACAAAAATATTTCCGTTGGTTCTCAAATCTTTGTACCCAGCGTTATTATTGGACGTAAATATTATATTTCTAGACGTATTGGTGGTTTCTGGACTATTATAAAATAGCCCCGCGTAATTTCCGCTTAATGCCGAATTCAAAGGATTATAAACTAAACCGGTATGAGCTTGTAAAATTTTTGAAGAATTAAAATTACCTTCAATAAATGTAGGATATCTAACAGTGGAAGTACTTGCTGCCCCACTAATATAACAAGGATTAACTTGTCCGCTAACTAACACTCCCGTTCCCTTGACGTTTAAAACTCCAGTAAAGTTTTTTATTCCGCCTATGCTTTGATTCGCAGTCGCGCTTACGGTAGAAGAAGCCAATGCCTGAGCAAGACTTTGGCTAGAGGTCGTATCAAAAACAAAAGTTACACCCTGAAAATCAACATCATTAGCTTGAAAATTTACATCAGAATACAAATTAACTGGAGCGTTAAACGTTTTTGTTCCATTTATTGTTTCGTTATTTGCTAAAGTAACAACCTCTCCAAGTCTAGCTACTCCAGAAGCGCTATATGCTATGCCTGCCCCGCTAATAATAGGTCTAGAGAAAAAAGTTTTAGAGCCTGAAATATTTTGATTTCCGGTTTGGTAAACAAATTGCGTTGTGGCTATATCCGAATACTTAAAAGCAGAGCCAGAAAGAGAAATTAGTTGTCCAGTGGTGCTAAAATAACCAGATCCATACTGCCCAACCAATCCTGAAAAATCGGCATCAATTTGTTTTAATTTGATTTTGTTTATTCCCATAACTTATTCCTTACTATGGTAAAGCATACAAGCAGAACGAGAATCTAAACCATGTTCCAAAGCTATTAAGTCTACTTCTTCCGCTATGTTAGAATTTTCACCAATCGGATTATCTATATATTTTTTATAAACAGACTTCCAATTTGAAAAAGGCTCATTTTGAGCTACTAAAATCGCTAGATCGGAAGCCACACTTAATTGCTCCTTATTTAATTTTTTTATTTTAAATTTAGCTTTCAAAACAGATTCGATTTCTTTTTCTAATTCGGTCAATGAAGAAATTACATTTTTTAGTTTGCTGTAACTAAATTTTGAATTAGAAGCTTTAACCTGTTTTCTAGGAACAGATTGTTTATTACCACCTGTTCCCGCTGGACGACCGGAATTTCCAGCCGGACTTTTGCTTCCACCAGTTCCAGTCGATTCTTCGCCCTCTTTGGTGCCGCCTATAATAGGCTTATAGTATCCTTTATCTTTTAAATCTTTGTATCTTTTTTGAGACTCTATGCTCTCTTCAGAAGTTGGAAGTCTGCCACTCTGAAAAACATCAAAACCTTCTTCCGGAGTAAGAACCCCAAGCTCTATAAGTCTAGAATAAACTCTACTCATCAATACATTATCTTCAAAATCAATGTCTTCAAGTTTTGGAGTCGGAATCTGCTTGAAACCAAGAGCTTTTCCGACCTCTTTCATTTCTGGAATAAGGAAATCTCTCAAAAATTTTTCTCTTCCATATTTTAATCTAGCGAAAAATACTTTTACTTTTATCGACGTATTTGAAAACTTTTCTTCGCCAAATAAAATACTATTTAGCCCCATTCTGATATCATTATCCAGTATTTCATACTTTTTTGGGTCAAGTAAATTACCAATATCTGGAATTACAAATTTGGCATTAGTTGTGTAATCTGCAACTAAAACTTTTCCAACACTTTGATTTTCAAATAGCTTTCTCATTGAAGCTAGGTTTTGAGCGCTCGGCATTCCGACCTTTTCATCGCCCATTGTAATCATTAAAACCGCTTGCTGAACAGATCTAGCAATAGCTTGGTCTATTTTTTTTAGCTCTAGTTTTGAATTTATATCTTCTAAAACCGCAAAACCCATGGGAACAGATAATGGCTCGTAATTTTGTTTTTTATAAAACACAGCGACAAGCCTATCTTTATCTAGTTCTAGCCCTATATTATTAAGACCAGACGGAATTCCCATTTTTTGGGATGTGGCTTTTTTATCTAAAATGCTTTTTATTTCTGGTATTTTTTCTGCAATTTTTCTGTCCGATTCAGTTTTTGGATTTACCAAAGTTTGAAGCTCGTAGTCATTTAAAATTTTAACATAAACATTATCTAAAAAAGAAGATGATGTTACTATATTTATATCAGCCGGATTCAGCACGATATATTTTACAGGAATAGCGGACTCAGATAATTTTTCATTTTTAGAAGATTTTGCGCCAAAAACCTCCTGTATTTTCATCATGCTTTCTCTACCAAAATCGGCTCTAAATTTATATATAAAAATATTACCACTGCGATAGAACTCTCTATAAAACTGATCTTGTAAATCCCACGAGCTTATTTTCTGAAGCCACAAATCAAAAAACTTTCTACTTTGTTCATTGCCTCCTGTTAAGTATATATCAGACAAACTAAACTCAGTCATTAAGTCTATAGTATTTCTAAAAATCGGCACGTTCCAATAAGCTTTTTGACACAAGACAATCGCATCTTTTGCTGAAATATTTGAATCGTAATTCCCCTTGCCCGTACCATAAACAAATGGAACTAGTCCCTTTTCGAGATTCGAAAATCTATCTGTCTTAGTAATTGAAGAAGAAATATTCCTTCTCATGGAAGTTTCTCCTGTTCTTTCACAAGTAGAAGCAAGAGAAATGCTTAAATTATCATCTAAAGAAGCCATAAGAGCTTCTGGTATTTCTACCTTTTCGCTTTTTCTAGTTACCCTAGACGTAGAAGCTTTAATCGACGACTCATCTTTTTCTATTTTAGATTTAGACATTAATTTATTCCTTTTTGAACCAATAAAGATAATTTACCAATTATATTATTAGATAATTCTACACGTTTTATAGAAAAAAGGGTGTAAAATTGTACTGAGGCTTCTCAGCCTTTTCAGAGTTCAAATCAAAATAAACCTTAACAGCCCAATTACCAAGCATTAAGGCAGAATAGTTATCTTTTCTAGGCTTATTAGCAGTAGTTAGTCTTCTCAAATGAGCAGGCAGATCAAAACTTTGAGTTCCGCGCGCAGTAGACGAAACCTGTATTAGCGCGCACTGATCTTTTGTATCTTTAATTATAAAATCCTGTTGCTCCATGAAGTCTCTAACTCCAAGCTTGGCTCTCTCCACGGCGTCTTCTGGCGCATCATCTATACCTTTCGGATAAATGTAATCTATTGGTATATTCAATGAAAACATTTGATTAACAATGTCTGGATGAGCGCAAGAGGCGCTCGCAAACCAGACTCTTTTATGATCAATACAGCTTTGCAAATAGCTGTTAGCTCTACCTATAAATGAAGAAGTAAAATACTGCTTAATACAAATAGTTCCTGTATCAAAATTATATTGAGATTTAGCTTCTTTAAGCATTTCGATATATTCTTCTCCTTCTTTATCAGAGTTAAACTCAAAAAACCCCACTTTCATCCCCTTAGCTTTAAAAATAGCTGATCCATTAGCTGCCTCTATAAATTGATCGCCTCCCGCATTGTCAATAATAACTAATCTAATGTTAAAATGCGTTAATAAATAATAAAAGTATTTAATATGATCTTGAACACTCGCGCCAGCTTTTTGATAACCATGAACATACACAGAAGTCCCGTCTTCTTCGTTCAATTCCATCACAGCCATTGCAAAATAGTCGGAACTTTTAGAAGCACTAAAGCTCGGATCAATAGCTAAAATATATTTCTTATCTTTATCTCCTGCTATTTTAGTAGTTGGGTATTGACCATTAGGAACGGTGCAAAGTGTCATTTTTTTAGGAGAAAAATATCCGTCACCACCATCCACGAAGCGAGCGCAGTATTCTCTAAGAAACGCCGAGTGACTTATGCCTCCACTTTTAGCTAATTGAATAACGCCTTGGTCTATCATATGCTCAGGAAGCGATTCGTAACTCATTTGAGATACAAAATAAGTAGAGTTTTTCATAGCCTCCATTCTGTCTTCTCCTACTTTTTCAGAATCATTAAGTAAATTTGGATCTCTGATGATATCAGACCAAATAGAGTAAAGCTCAAATAAGTATTCAAAAGTATAACTTGCCGAACTTAGAGTTATCATTTTATTTACATTTTTAAATACAGTTCTATCCTTTTCCTGCATTCTACCAGCCTTTATCATTTGATCCTCTACTTCTCTAACTCTAATTCTTTCAGCAACGTCAAGAGGAGAACTCATAAATGGCATTAAAACTCTCTCAACAATGTCTTTAGGCATCAATAAAAACTCATCGATTATTAAAACAGACGCGCGATACCCTCTAGTATTCTCGCCGCCAAGCGGAATTGCTGTTATTGATCCGCCAGTTGGAAGCTCAACTGGATACACGTATTCGTCGTTTCTTTTGATAGGGTCTCTAAAGCATTGCTTAGCCAATCCAGCGTCCTTGGCGTTCAGCATCTTATCTATCTCCATAAAAAGCCTGCGAGACGTTCTAAAATTAGCAGACGCAATTAATATTTTAGTTCCTGGTTCAAATATGCATTGAAGAATACAAAATACTGCGGCACAAAAACTCTTCGAAGCACCTCTTCCCCATGTTAGCATAGAAAAATTTCTATTAAACATGGCTTTGATATTAAGCTCCTGATATTTTTCGAGCTTAATTCCTAAAAATAATTCAGTAGTTAATCCAATATTCGATTTTAAAAATTTTGCAAGAGTTATTCTTGCGGTAGCGTCATCCATTTCGCCGCGCATTTCTTTTAACTCTTCGTTAAAATGACGATCCGGAATAATTATATCTTGATTTCCTACTTCCCACATAGCTAGATAAGATTATGCTCTATTAAATATTGAAAATCAAAAGTTTTAGCTTGGGCTACATTCAAAGCCAATATTTTTGGTACAAGCTCGGAAGACTCTTTTCTTCCTCCAGAAAAACAGAATTGAATATTTTCGGGAAAGCTTTTACAAACCTCCCTAAATCTATGAAAAACAAAATCTGTTGAAGCTTTTGCGAATCTGCCGGTTCTAGAATAAGAAAACGATAAAAACTTATTGATATCACATTCTGTAACTACGACAATATATCCATTCGCTTCTCTAGCTCTTTCTACTTCTCTATTAAACCTATCAAACCCAGATGACAAAGTAGAAACTAAGTCATTTAATGATTTTCTTTCAACCGCCAGCAGCCCGTCGCAAGAATAATCTCCGAACTCAAGTTTCTCGTTTACTATTTCGTAATCCTTGAGCTTTATAGGCTTCTGTTCCCTTGTGTCTACTGTTATGTTTTTTTGATAAATAAAATTAAAATTTAATTCATTTTTATTATACGAGTAACGACTTTTCAAACCGGTTGATTTAATGAAATTATCTAAATCTGGAAAAAAAAATTTATACGTCTTGATAGAAGGCAAATAAGACACAGTTCTCATCTCGGAAGACGATGGAAAATAGCATACACTTTTTAATTTTGAATGATCTATAATTTTATTCAATAAGAAATTTTTAGCTAATCCTTCTTTTTCAAGCTTTAGCCACGCAAGCATGTTTTTTTTATTTACAAAATCTGTCAATAAATATTGTTCAAAACTTTTAAACTCGATAGATTCCTTGGTTAGTAAATCTTTTTTATTTAAGTTCCATTTTAAGTATTTATCTATTTTTAAATCATGTTCATTTTTTACATGTTTGATAAACTCATCTTTTTCAGAGCAGTAGTACGAGCATCCGACTTCTTTACAAGAGAATTCCATAGAAATCAAGTATTAAAAATTTCCTTTGGATCAATTCCTCTAATAATAGCTTTAAATTCGTCAACCGACGATAGCTTTTCTACCTCTTCTTTTAGCGCTTCCCTTTGTCTTTCGGCTAAAGCAATCATTCTTTCTCTATTCTCTTCTTGTTTCCAAGCGTAAACTAGATTTAAAATTGAAGCGTTCTCATTTCTTTTTTCTTCTATTCTCTTCGAACGATTGACTGTTAAACTTTTGTACAATTTATCTTGTCGGGATATGCATTGATTGTATTCGGTCTGGGCATTGTTAATAGCTTCATTAAGACTCATGCTTATTTTTCTGCCGTCAGACTCAGAAGCCATATCGTCCAAAGCCATTCTCAAGTATTCGATTCTTCTTTGAATATCTGCAGCAATAACAACTTCGTTTGACAAAGTTATAAACTGATCCAGCTCTTCTTGAGTTAGGTCATCTTTATCATGGGTATATCTGATAAAAGCATCCTCGAAAAGCTCCCTATCCTCTTGTCTGGAGTAGTTGTTTATCTGATACAAGAAACGAAATATTTTAAGATAAGAAAAAAGAGACTCAACGCATTTAATCTGAGCGCGTTTTAAATTTTCTTCTTTCCATCCATAGTTTAAATACTTATTTATTCGAGCAATAACTTGCACCATTGTAGCAGGAGGCCTATACTGCTCAGTTGGAGCTTCGCTTCTTCTGAAGTTTGAAGAAGGTTCATAATTTATTGTTTCAAATTCGCCAGAGTCACTAATCCTTAAACTCTTTTTATCATCTTGATCATGCAGTGATTTAACATACTCGCTTACCGCCCTATGTTCCAAATGGAGAGCGCTAATTGTTTGATCATTTAAAAGATTTCTTGTAAAAATAAGCGTAGTAAATCCGTCTTTTTTATACTCTTCTTTTATTTTTTCTTTTTGCTCGTCAGAAAGAGCGTAGGGCTCCATTTTTTTAATTACATTTACTCTAACCTTACCAATCTGAAACTCAGATATGTATTCTTTTATGGCTCGCCCCTCTTTGCTTCTTCCGTCAATAGACGGATTTTTAAAGACCTTCTGAGTTAATTCAGAAAGATTTGGAGTAGCTCCGTCCTGAAACGCGTCTCTAACTATAAGCTCTTGTTCTGGAGTTAACTTTAAATTATCATCTTCATTTTCGGTCATGATATATCGTAAATTAAAGTTTTAGCAATTTTATATATTTTATTTTTAATTTTCTTTATCTGCTTATATCCAGGCGACCTATTCTTTTCAGTGGTTTTATACCCCATGGCTTGAGCTGTTTCTATCTCGTTTTTATTTTCAACGTAAAGATAGTTGTAAACCTTCCATTCTACTACAGACAGCTTTTCTTTTATTTTTTTATGAAAATTTCCGATTTTTGAATCGTAATCTATATATGCATCTGAATCTGGAATATCCATTGCCGACTGAGAGCCGGAAGATTCGTTATTATCATAAAGGTTTTCATGAATACTAACTGGCATTTTTATATCATACGCATTCTTTTTACACGATTCCCATTTTGAATATATTGCGCATGAATTGTTCTGAGTTCCGTATATTTCGCACAAATTTCCGCCAAGATTATATTTACACTGAGAGCACGGTTTCGAAAATGAAGAATAATTGTTTCTAATTAAATTTGTAATCTGATTTGTAATTATAGTATTAAGCCAGGGTCTAATCGGTCTAGCATTATCCCATTGACTCCACTTATTAAAAATATGAAGTCTAATTTTTTGACATACGTCATCAAAATCCATCCAAGCTATAGCTGTTAAACGCCATTTTCCTTTTCTTTTCAAAAGTTCTTCATTAATAATGAACAAACAATTTTCAAAATTAGGTTTTTCTTTTTTAAAGCTTTCTTCGTCAAACTCCATATTGCTATTCTATTTCTATGACTTTAGCCTGACTAGAAGATTCAGCTCTTAACTGATTTAAGATATTTTGTCGTTCAGCTTCGCTAGGAGCAGAAGGCTTAGGCAAAAAATCGGCAGATCCAGAAGATGGGTTTTTTGAAGCATTTTCTATAAGCTGACCAAATGTAACTCCAGAAGAATTCTGACTTCTTTCTATAACTATACCAGATTTGTTTTTACTTCTTTTAAAATTGGCAATGTGTCTTTGAGTTGCTAAATAATCCTCAGAGTCTTCTTCATCAACTTCATCATCAATATCCTCATCAAGATTTTTATTTTTGCTTAAGTGACCCAATCTTGAAGACGCTCTGATTTTTTCTAACTCTAACTCTAACTCTTTAATTCTAACTAGGTTTTGATTGTCAGAAGGGGTTGAAGCAGAAGACTTCGTACCCCCACTAGCAACCGAAACGTTTAAAGCTCCAGCTTTAGCGCCACATTCTGGACAAAATTTTGGCTTAGAAAATTTATATTCTGTTTTAGCAAAACATTCGGTGCAGTATAGTTTCATATGCTTTAAAAAAATATTATATACAGTTAATAAGTTTAAATCTATTTTATTATCTTTTTCCAAACAAAAAATGTAATTATACCTATGAGGCTAAATAGTTTAATAAAAAAATATAAAATAGAAAGTTTTATACAAAAGATTAAATCTCATTTATCTGAATATGATGGAAAACTTATTTTAAAAGCCAGAGTATCTCAATGTAGTAAATTCGACGGAGAATTTCTTGAGTCAGATATGATCATAAAGTGCTTTATAGATTTTTCATCTACTTACTGGATAGGGGTATTGGCACATGAATATAGTCATTTTCTTCAATGCGTTAGCCACAACAAACTATGGCTAAGCTTTCAAGACTCTGTATTTGACAATATAGATGACCTTGAAGATATTTTTACAAAAAAAACAAATAAAATAAATAAAACGCTGCGTAAAAAAATATCCAGCTCCATAATAAATATGGAGCTAGACTGTGACAAACAAGCTATTAAGTTAATAAATAAATATAAACTGCCAGTTGATAAAAAAGAATATATTGCGAAAGCAAACGTTATTTTATATAAATATTTGTATTGGGGAGAATACGGAATTTGGCCTGATTTTATAGATAAAAAAACCGGAAGAACTGCGAGCTATAAAAAAATTGGAGCCACGAGATTACTAGCTCAAAATAAATACAAAAATATAAACCAGATTCCTGAAAAACTGTTTTGCATTTTCAAAACAGGTATTTAAAAAAAAATGCTAATTTTTATTTTTCCCATGCAAAATGTTTAAACGATCTAGATAGCCTATTGACGCACGAATCATCTTCTATTATTTTTATTCCTGCGGTGTTCAAAGATACCCCGATACTGTACCCCTCGCCGTAACCAAGAACATGTTGCTCCCTGATAATGTCTTGCTCTTCACAAAAAACACTTAAATCGTCCCAGATTTTCAAAAAATCAAAAATAGACTTTTCGTCGGACTTAATAAGCAAAAAACTTTCCTGAATCAAAAAAGCTCCATCTAAATTATAATTTTTAGAAATCGCGTATTCTTTAAATTTTATTCCGTACGGAACCCTTCCTGTTAACCCGCATAAAAAATTTTCTATAGAGCAATCGACTGGATGCCTCCAAATAATTTGCGGATAAGCTCCGTAACTAATTTTATCTGAATCAAAATCTAATAAGCCCTCATAAAGATTTGGCCTTATAGAATGATCTGCGTCCAAAAGAAGTACCGTATCATAATGTAAAAACCCTCTTTCGAAAATTATTTTCTTGTCATGAAACGAAAACATTTTATTTAAATATTTAGCAGACTTATATTGGTACTTCTCTAAAAAAACATTTGGAAACCCTTCAAAATTTTTTGGTTCATCTGTCAGGACTAAAAAATCTATATCAATAAGAGCATTAATTTCTTTGATGAGTTTTATAGTTTTTGCATGATATTGTTCGCCTACCGAACATATACCTATAATATATTTTTTTTTCATAAGTATTCCCAGCCGGAACAAATTAAATCAGTATAAATGTTGTCCCTCCAAGCCTCTTTATAGAATTCTTCACTAAACCAGTTACTGCTAGGATTTGGCATTATCACTTTTGAATTGTCTGCCATCCACGCTCCCCACCAACTAAAAGTACTATTTGCTATTATGTGCTTCTTAAACAAAGACATTAAATACATTTCTAAAAGATCGTTTTTTTCTTCTATGTAAAACTTGTTAGGTAAATAATCCAAGTTTTTTTTACACCAATCTATATCATCAGAAAATATAACAAAAAGCTTATTTTTTCCAATGATTTCTGTTGCCTTATCATAATAATCCTTATTTAAAATAATAAGTTCTCTAGCGTTGGCATAGTCACCTCTCCGAACATGAAGAGAACACGCGTCTTCGTCTATTAAATGCTTATATTTACTCTGGATATAAAGTTTATATTCATCTTTTATTTCAAATAATTCCAAAATATAATCACGGTGCTGTATGAAGTATTTTTCAGATTGAAAAAAGCCATCAATTATCATATTCTTATATGTGGTTGGTAACGGCTTAAAGCCTACTCCCCCAAACCCCCATCTTTCAAAGTCTTGATTTTTTATAAGATTAATATCTACCCAAGGAAGCTCTTTTTTAAAAAAAATCCTACCTAAGGCATTCGGATTATATCTTGCAAATCTAAAATAACAATCACTTGGAAAGCCGTAATCTGTATTGTTAAGTTTAGCAAGAGAAACCGTTGTAGCTATTTGAAATAGCGTATTAGCCAAGCCCCAACCGCCAAGTCTTTCAAAAATAATCATTTTTTTAAAGTTAATTTATGATTAGGCATATCGCTTAACCATATGCCGCCCCAGTCGTACAATTCAAGTAGTTTATTTTTTACATCTTTTTCTAAAAAGTCTGCGCCAGTTCTGTATATTTTATTTAAATCGTCATCAGGATGACCCCAACATTCAAAAATTAATGTATGAATTTTTATTTTCGAAAACTCAATAGAGTTAACTATCTCGTAATCTAACCCCTCAGTATCAATCTGCAAAAGCTCAACCTCGTCTACATTGTAAATTTCGCATAAAGTATTAAATTTAATAGCGTCAACGCTAATTTCTTCCAATGGAATCATATGAGATTTTCGCCTGATCAAAGACGAATGCCCACTCTCTTGATATATGTACAGTTTGGCGTCTTCTTGGTCTTTTGTAGATATGGCTTTATTAAAAAAAACTATCTCATGCTTACCTTCCAGCAATTTATAATTTAATTTTAATTCGTTGATTAATTTTGGATTTGGCTCAACAAGCAAAACAAATGACCTTTCAGACAAAGCCTCAATTTGTTTCTGAAAATCGTCGTTTCCAATATTTGCTCCGATTTGTATATATGTTTTCATAAATTTAAATACAGTTCAATAACTTCCATTAATTTTTTTTGTGTATGTAAACCTTCGTTTATCGAGTAGTATCCATCGATTCTTGACGTATGATTATACTCATAATCTTTTACACATTTTAATTTATTACCAGCCTTTAACCATAAAAAGTTAAAATAAATTACGTCTACCGCAAAATGCGCAAAGTTTACGTCTATGTTTTTAGCTACTTCAAGGTAAGTTTTTTTAGGAACAAAGTAATTACCGGTGTTTAAAAATATTTGTAAGCCAAGACTATTTATTTGCTCTCTAGCTAAAGAAAAGTCTATTTCAAGATTTGAAAACTCCTTAAATTTAAAGGACGGCTTGGCGTAATCCGGGCAATATATCACGTCATCCTTATATTCGCAGCTATTTATTTTAGAAAAAGAATCAATATCTAAAAAATTATCTGAATCCATCAATAAAACCATGTTATTTTTACAGTTTTCAACCAGTTTCACCCTATTTAAAAGTGGTGATAAATTTTCAGCATTTTGAAAAACCTTTATTCTTTCATTTGCATAAGGCTGAATAAGAGAATAGTCGCTAGAGCAGTCATCTTGAATAACGATTTCGTCTATTCTATTACCGGACAAATTAAAATAATCAAGTTCAAGTTGTTTTTTTATATATTTGAAACTTTTATAAGAAGTAAAAGCTAATGAGTAATTCATATAAGTAGAATTTAATTAATAATTATCAATTTTAGGTTTTTTAATTAAACCAGCTTTTTCCATCACAAATCTTAACAATCCAGATCTAACAATATCCGAATACTCTCTAAGCTCAAAGCAATGAATTCCAAAATCTTTACTTTCTTGATCGTTAAATAAGTTGAACATTTTTCTGAACCCAGACTTTGCTCCGATATCGTTTTGATTAACAGAATCGCCTATAAAAAAGATTCTAGTAAATTCGCCGCATCTTGTTAGAATAAGAAATAGGTCATCCCAGGTCATAGAAGAAGCTTCGTCAACGATAACAGCCTTACAATTCCAAGAACGACCTCTTACAAAGCCAACTGGATGACAACTAATTCTATTATCTTTCTTTAATCTAGCTATATCAGACTCTGATAACATTTCTTCAAGCTTGTCAAATAAAATAGCATTATATGGAGCCATTTTTTCTTCGCTAGTTCCAGGAATAAAACCAATTTTACCAGTAGTAGAAGACTCCACTGGATTCCTAATAAATATTATTTCGTCTACTTTTTTTGCATTCAAAAGCTTTAACGAAGACATTACAGCTAAGTAAGATTTAGAAGATCCGTACAGTCCATCTATAAATACGCACTTTGTATTTTTATTAGCAGCTACTTCGAATATATTTTTTTGTTTATCTGTTAGGTCTATTCTTTCTTTTATATTTAATGAAAAGCTTATTTTTGGTCTTTGTGTTACGTGAAGAGAACAGTCCTTTTTTTCTTGCACCTGTTCCTCCACGGCTCGGCTTTCATTTTGAATTTCAGTTTGTGTTACGCGCTTATTTTTTTTGCTTTTAGACATAATGAATTATAACTATAATAGTAAATATTACACCTATATCGATTTTTATTTTTTTCTATCTACCGGTATAAAACAAGTGTATTAATATTTAATTCTCAATGAAAATTTTCCTAAAAGTCAGTTCGGTTGCTAAATCAGTTGGAAATAATTTTATATTATCCGCCGATAGCGGAGCCGTGACGCCGGGTTTCGCAACTAAGCAAGAGCTTTTAGGAGGCATAGAGCTTGAGGTAAACTCTGGCGCTAATTCTATTACTATATCTGAATACGCAGGCTCGGCTCAAGTAACTCAAAATATAGACAAGGCTGTTGGAAATTGTGTAGATTTAAATATAGTCGCCGATCCAGCTTCTATAGTCGTATAATCGATTATTTATATAAAAATCTTATCCAGTAACGAACTGTCAATAAAATAAGAAAAATACAAGTTATTTCTTCTATCAAATAAATCGGTCAAGCGCAACCCAAAATTCCCAGCGCCGCCGCTCCATCAAGTTTATTCATAGTATATATATACACTAATATAAACTAGATATGGATAAATTAGTACTGATTCTTGCTGCCTAGCAAGAAATAAACTCTATACAAATAACACGCAAACAAGTGCGTTGCTAATCCACAAAAAGCAAAAGAAAAAACTCCAAGCGCGCCCAAAATAGGATTAAAAAATAAACTAGTAAGAACTCCCATCCAAAAGCTACTACATTCGGGGCATATCAGTGGACGCCTAATGTAGGGAATTCGTGCGACTAAGTTTCTAACCGGGGAAAATATTTCCGAAAAACTCCACATAAAGCTAACGCTTAATGAGAGCAGCAAATATAATAAAAAATCGAATAACATTTTTATTAAATATAATAAACGTCTATATTTTCTTCGTCAACCGGAACAACTGAAAAAAACCTAACTGGTCCACCAAAGCCGCTCTGATTCTCAATAGAGAATTTTTCCCATTCTGATTTTTTAATCCTTTTAACCCTACCCGGTCCCGCTTGCGTATTCTGCGCACTATTCTGAACAGGAGCTTGAGCTAAATTATTATTAATCTCATCAAAATCTATAGACGAATTAGTTTCAGCCAAAAAACTATTTACAAAATTAATACATTTTTCTGAATTGTTTCTAGAATATTCAGCTATTTTACCTCTACAACTGCAATTTGGATTAGTAACAAAAGTCTGAATTTCGGCATATACTTCTGGCGCGAAAAGCTCGAACTGAGGCTTAAATGCTTGATTCTTTGAAAGAAGTTGTAAAACCACTCTGTCTACATGGGGATAATTTTGCTCTAATTTAACCATAATTTTTTTTTATTTATTTGTTGCTTTATATTTATTCTAAAGCGAAAAAACTTTTTTCAAAAAAAAATTAAAAATTATTATATTTAATACTTTCCCTTACGTTTCTGATGTTTTGTTTTTTAACAGGTTTTGTTTTTACCCCTCTTACCATATATACAATAATAGTATCAACTATTTCTAATAAGATAGCCAGCAAGAAGCATATGGTTGCAGTTATGTCCCCTCTCAATAAGGCGCCGAAAGATAAATTAATTACGTTATCAGTTTTGAATTTAACAAACTGAGGCTCTACGTTGAGCTTTGAGCTTACAATATTAATCGCGCTGTTTAATTTAATAGAAGTATCGGCAAGTTCTTCAAAGCTTTTAGCTTTATTTACGCTAAATATGAGTCCATCTTCCCCATCTTTAGTAGAAACTAATCCATCAATAGCTTGAACACCCTGATCAAGAGAGACTTTCTTAGTTTGGTACTCTTTTTCTATTTTCTCTATCTCTTTGGCTTTTAAATTCTCAGCCTCTTTCTGTTGAATCATTAAATTATTCTTATAAGACTCAAGTTCTTTATCTTTATTCTTCTCGATTTCTTTTCTGGCTATTTCTGTTTCTGATTTCGCCTTTCTGATGTCTGCTTGAAGCTCTTTCGCTCTGGGTCCCATACCGCTAACGCCACTAGTTGACTTTCCTTTGACTCCTTCAGTCTCGTCAATAAACGCCTGCTCCGCCTCATTGACTTTACTATTAAGTTCTTTAACTTTGGTATTAAACTGTTGTTCTATATCAGTGGTGGAAGATGCAATCTTATTATTTATTTCATTTAATTTAACAATGAAGTCTTGTTCGACTTTGTTTTTCGCGCTATTAGTTTCATTCTCTAAAGAAATAAGCTGTTTATTAAGAGATTTTCTCACTTCCTTATCAAAATAATTAACTTTTTCTAGAACTTCGAATTTGGTTGTTTGTAAAGCCGACTTGATACTGGTTTCAGAATAAAAACCAACAAAGTCAAATATAGTAGGAAGAAGACTTATAATAATACAAAGTACAGCATGCTTATATTCAAAGCTTTCTCTACCATACATGATAATTTTGACGCAGTATGGTAATCCAACTACTGAAAGCGCCGCTAAAAATATTAATCCGACATTCCACCCCGTTAAGATAAGCGACAAAGCATGAAAAGCAAAAGCCGTTGCCACTAACATAACGACGATATAAATAAAATTTAATGATTTAGATGCAAAAACGTTTTTAGTAGAGAACCCGAAAAGAGTGCGATGCTCTTTTTCCTCATAATCTTCGCCGCTGTGAAAGTTTTCGCTGTTGTTGGTAATGATAGGCATATTTTCTTTATTATTTTGATTATCAGATGTCGAAAAAGATGAAAACCCTAGAGATAGTTTCTCTATCATTCTCTTCATAGGTATTTGTTTTATCATGATTTGATATTCTTATAATTTTATACACTAAAATACAGCTACGGGAAAAACCTGGCCAGGGCCGAAACGACTTGAAACGAAAAAATGACTCTATTTATTTCTAATTTTTTGAAAAATAGGGGGGGGTACCCCACGCTCCCTACGTATTCTACGAATAAAAGATAATAACAAGAAACATAAAGAAAAGAATAAAGAAGAATAGGTCAATCATAATAAGGTTATATAAGATTACATGAATAAAGATTAGATAGATTGTTTTTTATTTAATTAAATTGAAATAAAATAAATAATTAGGTTTTTCATGGGGGAGACTGAATTTTAAGACCCCCCTGCGCTTTTTGGGCCCATGCCGGTATGAAATTCGAAAAATTGGGGGGGTGTCAAGGGAAATCTTTCGATCACCCAAAAATAAAAATTCATTTTTATTCAAAAAATCCCTTGTCATTCGGGAAATAATTTTATACATTAAGACCATGCAAAACGAAAACAACCTAAACGAAATCAGCCAAGATGTGCTGTCCACTATCCGCGTCACCTTGATGCTCTACATAACGAGCCGCTGGCAACACCGCCGCGTGTATCGCAATGAGATCCGCGAGCGTGTGCAAGCCCTTCGTGTCATGCGTAATAGCTTGGCTCTCTACCAAGATCCGTATATCTGGGCTAAATAATTAACTACCATATACTTATGGACTCCGATCAAATCGCCTTCATTGTAGTGTTCATCTGGTTCTGCACCATTGCAGTTCTTCTCAAAGCATATCTCGAATCCTCTAACTAATAACCACTTATGGAAAACATCATATCACTAATGATCCTTTTTGTATGGATCGGCGCGGTAGTCAGTCTATTCAAAATATATATGTTTCTTACTGGAAGATAATAACTTATGAATAAACGCACACATAGCAGGAAAACAAAAAAACAACTAAGCGAGGAAAAGGAATTGCGTCGTAAACTGCAGATGCAGAGGGGTTTCCTATCACTATACTACCACTGGTTAGCTAACGGCAAGCCCGCTATCTAACTAACACTGCAAACCCTTGAGTATCAACGACTTAGGGGCCCGCCGGGCCCGTAATGGCTTGCTATACAACGACTTATGCTTGGCACGCATCCTGCTAGGCAAGGGCCTGGCACGAATCATGCTATAGTAGGGCCTGGCACGCTGATTGCTTACAGCCCTCGAAAAAAAATTCAAAAAAAATAAAAAAATCCCTTGTGCTATCCATGCCCCCGTGATACCTTGTTTTCGTTATGAACAACAACGCAACCAACCTCACCAACAACGAAATCCCAGCCTCCACCGCTCTCGTGCGGTTCACCTACGCAAAGCCTCTCAAGGCGGGAGGCGTGGAAGTCACCCAACGCATCATCCGCATGGGGCGTGAGGTTATCCTCCCTCTTCTCCGTGGCGGTAGCTCATGGGGCAAGTCCAACACTCAACACCGCTTTGTTGCTCTCAACCGCAAGGATAAGGAGGCTCGCGAATACCTGCAAGGGGCTGAAGAGCAGGAGGATGGACGCCTTCAAATCAAACGCTTCGACTTCTCCTACATCGACAACCTCGAAGTTGTCGCCTAATTCACTCGACCTCAACCAAATACAAAAATATGTCTAAAAAACACTTCATCGCAATCGCCGAAGCAATCAAATTACAATACGCGCAAGCCACTACTACAAAAGAACTTCGGATTGTCGAGAATGTGGTGACTGACCTGTGCGCCACCTTCAAAAATGACAATAATCTGTTCGACGCCAAGCGTTTCCGCGAGGCTTGCGGAATAGAAAAGTAAAACAAGCCGTAAGTTGCTGAAAATCAACGACTTACGGGCCCGCCGGGCCCCTAAGTGCTTGATATGCAACGATTTACAACTTGGCACGCATTCTGAATGTCTAAAATAGCGGCCTGGCACGACACCTGCTAAAGCCTCGAAAAAAAATTCAATTAAATTCAAAAAAAAATCCTTGTCTAAAATCATTCCTTTGATACATTCAACTCATGGACATGACTGACAAAATCGCCTTCGGAATCGTCTTCATCTGGTTTGTTACAATCGCCGTTTTACTAAAAATTCACCTTGAAACAAAAGACAACAACTGATATAAAATAAAAATCATGAACAATACAACCGCCACACTTGACGCCGTGAATAACGCTCGCCACTTCATCAAGGTTGCCTCTACTCATTCCCGCAACAGCACAGGAACCCGTGACTATGGCACATTCCAGATTCACGCATCCACTAACCTATTCCCTACCTTTGGGCGCGACTACTTCGGCAACGCTGATACAAAAGCACGCCTTGCACAAAGCAACAAAGAGCTTCTCACCTCTATCTGTGGTTTGTATGGCATTGGCGGTCAATCTCTTACTTGCCAAGATGGGATCAAGCAAGAGGATGGTTCTTGGATATTCAATGGCTCTTATGACTGCTGGAGCGACTAATCAACTAACAATCAATCACTTAAACAACTAACCTAAATAAATAATATGAGCCTCATCGAAAAACTTTTCTACCCTATCTTCTTGATTACCTTTACCTTGGCAATGTTGCATCTGTTCTTTGCCTTCGCTGACTATGTAGGCAAAAACGGGCTGTAAAAAAATCCGTAAGTGGTTGAATATCAACGACTTACGGGCCCGTCGGGCCTGCAAGTCATTGGAAATGAGCTACTTATGCAGAAAAATTGGCACGGATTCTGAATGCGCTAAACCACGGCCTGGCACGACGATTGCTTACGGCACCGAATAAAAATCAAAAAAAATATCTGGACATTTTAGACTTAATCGAATACCTTAAAAACATGAAAAACGAAAACACCACCACCGCTGACACCGCAGACATCCAAGACACAGACAGCTTCCTCGCCATGTGTTCCTATGCAGGCAACATCCCCTTCGTTCTCGACGAGGAAGAAGAATCTTTCGATGGGCGATATGAACTTTTCGGACAATACGAAAATTGAAAAAAAATATCTGGACAGAATCGAAATAATTTTATACATTAAAAACATGAAAAACAAAATCCTTGCCACTCTTCACGAGAATGGACAAAAATTTATTCGCCGCGCTCATGCGGCAGAACGAGACAACAAGCGGGTTTGCGCGTTTGTCAATTTTCATCTTTTCAATATGTGCTATAATGTCCGCGACATTTTGAGAAAATAATCCTTGCAATAAAATACTCAACCACTAAAATCAAAAACCTAAACCTCAAGCCATGAAACTAACC